GAGAACCGCTGGTAGTACATTTCCACCCGTTGTTTCAAGAACTCTGCAATGATCTCAGCCTGGAACCACATCACCTTCAATGGTTTATTGAACGGGACACCCATGAAATCTGTGCCGGTCGTTGCTCCCGCAGCGAACGCGCCAAGCCAGTTGGACTTACCGATCTTAGGCTTACCGAGTAACAGCACCCGACTGTTCTCAAAGATGAACCGATCACCCCAGTACTGTTCAATGGTATCGTCCTCTATCTCCTGCCATTCTTCGGCATTAAAAGGTACTAAACCAAGGGGGCCTTTGTCCGGTTTTTCGGGGGTATCAATTGGGTCTTCCTGTTCCTGTATTTCTTTCAGGTCCTCGGTCAATCCCGTCTGCCACGTTGAGGTATTCCAATCGTTGATCCCGCTCTGCGCTAGGTCTGGGTTGCGCTTGATGTGACCTTGACAGATCGACATTACTGTCTTCGTTGTCTCGACCAAGTCCATCGGAGGTTGACAACTTTGATTCCAGTCTTGCGCCTTGATCAGCACCTCACGCAAACCCCAACCTTCTTTGATCCACTTACCGACCAACCGTGCGAGGGTGTCATTGCGACTGCCTTCGACTTGAGGTTCTTCTGTCAGCTTCTCTCTGATCGATGGGATCTCGCCGGTATTGGGATCGATTGAATTGAACCCGCTGATCTTTCCCAGATCATCACCACTCAGCAATGGCAGTTCATCCATCGCCGTGACACCGTATGACTGCTCGCATTCAAGACGATACCCGACCGATGGTGCGATCATGACGTAACCACCATCACCACGGATGTCGATCTTATTCTTGCCTACGCTATTGCGTACGTCATTGGGACCCAGTGCATAGAAGTAATGCGTACCACCTCGAGGCGTCATCTGCTTCAATGGTGTTCGCGTTATGCCACCTTCTTCTATCCATTGCACTGCCTCGTCACTGTCTGCATCGACCACGGCAAAGTTTATGCCGGTAATGACTGCCCAGTTTGCTTGTGGGTAATCGGCATGCCACTTGTCTACTTCGGCCTGACTTGGTTGTATGGTTTGATAGTGTGTCCATTTCACACGCGGGGTCTTAGCCCACTTCGCTTTCAGTGCATCGTCTGGATCAAACGGATGACGGCTGCGAAAGTACTGAGGTATCATTTCTGCCGGAGAGCCACACGGAATGATATGAAAGCCAAGCTCCCACATTTCGTGTAACCAATCGCCCTTTATATCAGGCTCTATGTTTTCTCCACAGAACTTCTGTTGGAAAAAATGCATCAGCCTATCCTTTCAATGCGCCTCGATGTTCCTTCTAATGCAGTCACCACCTGGTAGCCAAGCGACTTAGCCGATTGCCTGATAGCTCTAACCTGCGATTGCTTTGGATCTTTACTCTCGTCAATGACAAACGAATCTCCGATGTCTAACTTAAGTAGTATGCGTTGCCACCTACCTGGGCCACGCTTGGGTGGTCCGGCGCTGACGCCTTTCTCGATTGTGATATCCACTTTGGTCTCCTTTGTATTTGCCTCCACAGCATACATGATAAATTACCACATAAAAAGGGTTGATATTATCTGAGGATAATATTACGATGTCCGTGGAGAGTAGAGAAAGGAGATGTAGATGGAATACGAGAGTGTCGTAGAAGAGTTGGTCGCTGCTAAGAAATTAAAGTCGGAGATCGATAGTAAGATAAAGCGTCTTGAAAGAGAAGTGCTTGAAACAAAAATTGCAATGGACGCGGTCGCGCCTATACGCAATCAGGGAGGAGAGCGCACCGAATCCGGTGTGACTTTTGAGGTCAAACGTACCCACGTTTGGGATCAAGATCTGCTGTTAGATGCATTAAATATGTATCCGTCAACTGAAGATTGGCCTTCCTTTGTAACCCCCGTGAATGAAATCAAAGTAAACCTTAATGGCTTTAAGACTTTCTGTCTGGACTTTCCAGATCATGATCTTGTCGAAGGCATTAATCGTGCGCGTTCGACTAAGCTCGGGGATCCTAAAATCAAAGCAATAAAGGAGGTGTAGTATGTCGTTACTAGCTCAAGTAACCACAGCTCGGGAAGTCATTCCCAACGAATCATTACCGCCGGTCAGGATGAATATCCAAGGCACCGATGGTATTGGTAAGTCAACGTTCGGTGCAGGTGCGCCTAACGCAATCTTCATACAGGCGGAGGATGGATTGAACTTCATCGAAGGTGTTGCTCGATTCCCCTTGGCTAATGAATGGAAAGATATCCTCGACCAGTTGATGTCACTGGCCAATGAGGATCATCAGTTCCAGACCTTGGTTCTGGATACCACGGATGCCGCCGCGCTTAAGGCTGAGGCTCATGCATGTCAAACCAATGGTTGGGACAGCATTGATTCTCCAGGTTTCGGCAAAGGGTACACCGTAGTCAGAGAGCTGTGGGTCAAGCTGTTAGACGGTTTGAACTTCCTGCACCGGCAGAAAAGAATGAACATCATTCTGCTTAGCCATGTAGGTATCAAGCCCTTTAACGATGCAAAGAACGAATCCTATGACCGATGGGAGATGAAGTGTCACAAGAATGTGAATGCGCTCATCAAAGATTGGGTGGATTTCAACTTCTTTGCGAACTACAAGGTAGAGGTAGTAAAGGATGGTAGTAAGGCTCGCGCTGTCAGCTATGGCAACCGCGCTTTGTTCACTAAATTTGCCGCCAGCCATGACGCTAAGTCAAGGGTAGGTCTTCCTGATCAGATTGAATTTGATTGGAAGTCTTTCGAACAACACTACGGTGCCGCTCTGGCACCACAACAGTAAGGAATTATTATGGGTATATTAGATCAAGGTATCGACTGGAGCGCAGTCGAGGCAGGTGGGTCCAACATGGAGAGCGGTCCTCTTCCTGCGGGTGAGTGGACTGTCGAGGCAGTTAGCTTTGAAGAAAAGACTTCAAACGCTGGTAACACTTACCTCGCGTTTGATTTCAAGGTGCTTGGACCTACACATGCCAACATGCATGTATGGGAAAACTTCACCATTACTGGCAACTCAAAGGTAGGTATGGCTCGATTGAAAAGCTTTATTGGCGCCAGTGGCGTTGATACAAATCAGCCGCTTGGTACTGCACTGGTCAACTCTGCTATGCAGAAGCCGGTCAATGTGGTCACTGAGATCGAAGCGGGTAGACCTAACCCCAACGGTGGGATGTACAAGGACAAAGCGAAGATCACTTCGTTCAAGCCACCGCAGAACGTAGCGCAGCAACAAGCCGCTTCCGCCGCTCAACCTGCGGCCCAACCAGAACCAGCGCCACAAGTGCAGACCAGTAACTGGTCAGCATAGGTCGTAAACTCAGCTATCTGGTGCCGCCCTACCAGACGACCGAAAGTGGGCGCTTTAATTTATTAACCCTGAAAAGGGTGAAAAGTATTTGAAAAGGCTTGACCCGACAAAACTTTTCAAAAGACTGCAACTGCTTTAAGCAGACAGGTGATTTGGGTTTAAGACATGCCCTCTTGGGGTCACCTCGAAACTAAAAACAGTTGTTGCCCTGGCCTGATCCACCAGTAGTCGAAACGGATCACCCTTTATTAGGAGAGATACATGGATGAAGTAGATCAGATTGAGATTCAGTTTTGTAATGAAGAAATGTCAGATGCTTATGAGCACTTAAAAGAATGGCTAAAGGTTATGAGAGATGCTGGCTACAGTCTTGAGGCTGTGTCTGAAGTGATGAGCACGTTCTCTCTTATACATGCCTATACCTTTGCTGATCCTGAAAGCGTAGATGCATCGATACAGTCGATTAAAGAAAAGGTTGCAGTCAATAGCCTCAATGAACTTCAAGGAGAAGGAATAATCCACTGATGGAACTAAGAAACTACCAGAAAAAAGCTTTAGATAAAGCTCTCTGTTGGTTAGATAACAAGATTACAAACCCTCTTATCGTCCTGCCGACTGGTGCGGGTAAGACAGTTGTATTCGCGACACTAATCCAGACGCTTTACAAGCAAGATCCGTCGAGGAGATTTCTTATCCTCGCCCACCGCCAAGAGTTAATCTCTCAGGCAGAAGAGAAACTGCTAAATGTCTGGCCCAGTGCGCCATATGGTGTACTCGCTGCTAGTCTTAAGAAGTTTAATAACACCGCACCGATTATTATTGCGAGTAGAGATACGCTCGCCTCGCAAACCAGGTTAGATAAGTCATTGCCGGTAGACTACATCGTCATTGATGAGGCCCACCATGTAGGCAAAGAAAAGAAAAGCCGGTACAGAAAGATCATCAATCACTTTGAAGAGATCGGTTGTCCAAAGGTCCTTGGCGTGACAGCTACGCCCTATCGTATGAGCCAAGGGTTTATCTACGGTAATGATGGTGATTTCTTTGACGGCGTGGCCCACTCAGTGACCATCCCAGAACTGATGGAAGAAGGGTACTTATGCAGGTTAACTGCATACGCGGTGGCTAAGGAAGCGGTCATCGACGCTAGTAAAGCAAGACTGAAGTTCAAAGGTGGTGACTATCGAGAGTCAGACCTTGAGATCCTTGCCATGGATGAGCAAACGATCATGAGTATCATCGACGATTGGGTTGAAAAAGCATACTCAAAGGGTAGGACCAGCACTGTATTCTTCTGTGTGAGTGTGCTTCATGCAGAGAAGATGTGCATGTTGCTTCGCCGTTCTGGTATCACTTCTGCATTTATCACGGCTGAAACTCCTAAGAATGAAAGAAACGCCATCCTAAAGCAATTTGAACAGGGCAAGATCAACGCCTTGTGTAACGTAGCTGTACTCACAGAAGGGTGGGATGCTCCGAGAACAGACTGCATTGCGATACTTAGGCCCACGAAATCACTTGGTCTGTACGTCCAGATCTGCGGTAGAGGCATGCGTCCATGGCCTGGAAAAGAAGATTGTTTGCTTCTTGACTACGGTGAGAACATGAATCGCCATGGCTGTATTGATAAGGCTAGGCCATCAAGATTACCTCCCCCAGAAGGCAGTCTAATATGGGTGTGTGATGAATGCTTGCATGTTAATGACCATGAGGATAATAACTGCGAAGCATGCGATGCACCCAAGCCTGTCAAGGCTATTGCGTTAGATGAAAAAAATAAAGATATAGCCGTATCCGCCAGCGACATTGCCGCAGAAGGTTACGTTCTATCTGATGAGATGCCGGAGAAGAACGAGCCCATCTATAGGTCAGAGGATGTGATTGCGGTCAGAGCAAAGAGAAAGACATCAAAGAATGGAAACGATTATCTCAGCGTAGAGTTTCAATGCGATGGAGTTTACTGGCCTCAAAGCACTGCACTCATGATCGGCATGAAGGGTAAGGCCGGAGATATGGCTCGGATCAAGTGGAACAAGATGACGGGTTCAAACGCGTATCCTTACACCATTGACCTAGCGGTGACGCTAATCAATGAGGTTGGGGTATTTGACAAGATCAAACAGGTTAACTTAAAGAAGGAGGGTAAGTACTGGAATGTCATTGGAGTCAATTTTTGAACAGATAGACGATGTTATCGTCGAACAGAATGAACGCAATCGGGGGCATCTTGGCTTTAGTATTATCGGTGACGATGATGAGCGTAAGATCTGGTTAAACTTTCATTGGTGCCTTAGCCCAAGCTTTGGAGGAAGAATGCTGAGGCTTTTTGATTTAGGTCAACGCATCGAGGATCAGGTTGTTGATTACCTCACCTCAACCAAGGTCATAGGTGTATCGCCAGTCGATAAGGATGGTAAGCAATATAGGGCCTCTGCTCTTGGCGGACACTTTTCTGGAGCATGCGATGGCTTTGTTAGAAAGATACCGCCTGATCTGGAAGAGACGTTGCTGCTTGAAATTAAAAGCGCCAACGACAAGCGTTTCAAAGAACTCGTTAAGCTTCAGGACTATCAAGGGTGGAGTAAGACATACCAGTGGCAGATCCATGCTTACATGGGAATCTTTGGTGTCAAGCGGACCATGGTTGTTGTGGTCAATAAGAATAACAGTGAGATCTATTCTGAGCTGATTGATTACAACCCTTCGATATGGGAGCAGGCACAAGAAAAAGCTGAACGATTAATCACCAGCGACAAGGTTCCTGAAGGTATGAGCGCAAAAGACTGGCGATTAAAGAATGAATCTCATGTATATCGCGAAGTTTATTTAGGGCATCGATTGCCAGCTTCCGTGAACTGTAGGAATTGCATCAAGTCAAAGCCGATCACAGAGTCAAATGGAGCCGTCTGGTGGTGCGATAGATTCAGCAAGAGTCTTACCATTGACGATCAGAAAAACGGCTGTAGCGAGCACCTATGGATGCCTGCGCTGGTTCCTGCTGAG